TTTTTTTTTTTTAATGATACGGCGACCACCGAGATCTACACTCTTTCCCTACACGACGCTCTTCCGATCTACCTAGTGGCCCGCGAAGAGACCCGCATGCTGTGCCCGCCTGATCCGTGGACTAACCTCGCAGATGGCGGATACTTGAGTGTGCGCCGGAAGTCGCAGATGCCATTGCTGAACGTGCGTAAGCTTCGCAAGAACATGCGTGCACCAATTGCAGAGGCGTTCACTGCGGATAAGATGCCGCAGGTGTTCGGCGCAGGTAACTACTTGCAGAGCATACCGTACAGCCTGCACCCAGCAACCCGCAACGCCATCGTGCGCGTGTGGCGAGCAGGCGGTGGTATCATGGGTGTGCCAGATGCCAAAGGCCCGCACAAGCCAGAGTTCCCGTTCGGTGAGGACTGGGTAAAGGATGGTGCAGAAGAGGCCGAGCTTAACGTGTTCAACACTTGGAAGCGCCGCACTGCTGCGTTCTACGAGGAGCTACAGGAGTGGCGAGGCCGCGTGCGCGAGGTGGGCGCGTTCTTGAAGGCTACCAAGGAAGACGCTGGGCCGTACTGGTTTCCTGTGTACTTCGATAGCCGTGGCCGCTGGTACTACCGTGGTCTACCGAATCCGCAGGGTTCTGATTTGGCCAAGGCTGTGCTACACTTCCACGAGAAGCGCCCGCTGGGCGAGCGTGGCTTGTTCTGGCTGCGGGTGCACATTGCGAACTCCTTTGGCTTCGACAAGGATCGCATGCAAGTACGGCATGACTGGACTGTGCAGAACTGGAGCCGCATTGCAGCCGCTTTGGACGCCCCAGAGGACCATCCAGATGTGTGGGGTACAGATGCCCCTTGGTGCATGTACGCAGCGGCTTGGGAGCTTCGTGAGGCCCTCCGCAGCGGTGATCCGTACTCATACCAGACCGGCCTCCCGGTGCACATGGATGCGACGTGTTCAGGCCTGCAACATTTTAGCGCTCTGCTGAAAGACCCGGTAGGCGCAGCTTATGTGAACCTCGTGGACAAGGAACTCGTAGGGCCTAAGCAGGACATCTACAGCAAGGTGGCCACGAATGCGCTAGCGATGATCAAGCGCGACATCAACTCCGCAGACGAGGAAGAGGCCGCACTGGCGCAGTGGTGCTACAGCATCGGTATCCCACGCTCGATGGCGAAGAAGCCTGTGATGACGTACGTGTACGGTGCAACGCTGCGAGGAACTGCTGAACACATCGAGTACGTTCTCAGCAAGGAAGTGCTACCAGAGTTAGGCGCACAATGGCTTGACGAGACTAAGACATTCGAGCACTGCATGTACATCGCCAAGAAGCTGTTCCAAGGTATTGCATCCGCAGTTCCAGCAGCAGCATCAGCGATGCACTGGCTGCGTGCGATTGCGAAGCAGCAGCCGGAAGGCAAGCGCATGGCGTGGCGCACTCCTACTGGATTCTGGGTGCAGCACGACTATCAGGACTTCAAGGACACTCAAGTGCGCCTGAACTCGTGTGGCGTGTCAACTATCATTGTGCGGGATTGGGTGGAAGGTACTCGATTGCATGCGATGCAGAATGCTATCAGTCCGAACTTCGTGCACGCCTTGGATGCCAGCCACCTAACGATGGTGGCGAACTCGATGGCGCAGGACTCCATGTGTATGGTTGCGATTCACGATTCATTTGGTACTCACCCATGTAACGTGGATGTGATGCATCGGAAGATTCGTGAAGAGTTCGTACGTCTGTACTCACGTCCGAACATGCTTGCAGAGTTTCTGTGGGAAGTGGATGGAGTCGGTGAACCTCCGATGCGCGGTTCGTTGGACCTGCAAGACGTCATGAGTTCTGAATTCTTCTTCTCGTAGCCTCCGCTTCGCGGGCCGGGTTATACCGGATCGCAAGCTATCTGGATGGTCTTCTCAGCCTGTCGTCCCTCCATCTAGTACGATTCTATTTGATTTCCTTTAAAATCAAGGACTTACGAATTGTACTAGATTTAGCGCTTAAATAGAATCGTACTTAATGGAGCATAACAATGGCGAACATTTCAAATCGCAAAGAGGATGTACACTTTAGCACTGCACAGCTCAAGTACTTAGAGGCCCTGTTTCCGCAGACCGTTTACGGTGCTGGCGCTAGTGAGGCAGCAATGCGTCATTATTTCGGCCAGCAGGCTGTGATTGAATCCGTAAGGAGTAAAACCCGTGGACTTAGTGCAAACGTCATCCCAAGTGATCCACATAGCATCCCGACTCCCCGGTGAGCCTGTCCAGAATCTGGATATGTTCACTAGGGCGTGGGATGAATGTGTGGAGCTTCAAGTAACATCTAAGCAAGAGTGGATAGGCCGTGCCCTTCTCTCATTGCAGGCGCTAGACCGTTTAGAGGTCGGAGTAGCTTGCAATGGGGATATAGTGGGTGGCCTTGTACTCGCACATGATCCGTGGGATGCCCACGTGGGGCCATGCATTAGCGTGTTTGCCCAGTACGTCCTCCCTGAATTCCGCCTGCAAGGTGTGAGCCAAAAACTCATGCGTGCTACCCTAGCCATCGCTAGAAATAGCGGGGCCGGGGTATTGGCATTTACGCACCGTAAAGGTCCGTGGTGCTACCAGACCAAATACAGGAGAATACAGTGAAGACCCCTAAAGTCGATACGTCCGGCACCGAGCGTGCCAATCAGGCGATTGCAGCGGCACAGGCTGCGGCTAACAACCTGAAAACCAATTTTCAAGCAGACCTCGGCACCGAGAACCTGACGCAAGTTAACGCAGGCGGCGGTGCCGACCTCGCCTCCATGATGGACACCAGCACCACCAAGCGTAGGCGCCCCGGCTCTGGCCTGTCGTCCCAGCTTGGTCTGAATGTGGGCAGCTAATGTCCGGGGCCAATCATAAGGCCCTCTTCCTCAAGTTTCGAGACACGACGGTAATCAATCGCTGTGAACAGTATGCCATGTGGACTCTCGCATACCTCATGGCAGACCTTTGCGAAGTCAGTTCTACTGGCCGCGTCGTAGTTGAGCGAGACTTTCAGGAGATTGGTGCCCTCTTCACAAACCACTTGGCGAGCAAATTAGCCCGCCTTTTGTTCCCAACGCAGTACCCATTCTTCCAAGCTAGCGCGAGTGAGCTATTCGAGAAGGCGGCGGCACAGCGCGGTATCGATTCGGAAGGCTTGCGCAGTCTGTTCTCCAAGATGGAGATGGACGCGAACAAGCGCCTATTCCTGAACTCTGGCTACGCAGCGCTGATCTTGGCGTTGAAGTACCTTATCGTGACAGGCAATGTGCTGCTGTATCGTGACTCCACAAAGGGCACAATCGTAGCGTATGGCCTACAAAGTTTCGCAACGCGCAGGGCAGGCGATGGCGAGCTTTTGGACTGCATTCTCCGTGAATTTACCACCGTCGAAGCTCTCCCAGAAGACTTGCAAGCGGCCCTGCGCGTTGCGTCCCGTAGTAAGTACGGCCGCCCAGAGCAGACTGTAGAGAAGTACACGCGAATCCATCGCGTAACCCGCAATGGTGTCATTGGTTACGAGGTCTCCCAGCAGGTCGATACGATCCCCGTTGGCGAGGCTAGCTGGTATCCAAAGAACCTATGTCCGTGGATGGCTCCAACTTGGGTACTGATACCGGGTGAGCACTACGGTCGCGGTATGGTGGAGGATTACGCAGGCGGGTTCGCTCGCCTTAGCTCTCTCTCAGAATCGGCTGCGCTGTACGGTGTAGAGATTATGCGCGTTGTGCACCTTGTAGGTGCTGGTGCGTCAGCAGATGTTGACGATTTGGCGGAAGCTGAGTCAGGCGAGTACGTGCGCGGAGACGCAGGCGCTATTCAGGCGCACGAGTCGGGTGATGCCCAGAAGCTGGTAGCCGTCGAGGCGCAGCTAGAACGCGTGGTCGCACGTCTCGCCAAGGCATTCATGTATCAAGGGGCAACCCGAGATGCTGAGCGCGTTACGGCATACGAGTTGCAACGGGATGCGCAGGAGGCGGAATACGCTCTGGGTGGTGTGTACAGCACACTGTCCGGCGGCATTCAAGTGCCGATGGCGCATATCCTGATGACTGAGGTGTCTGACATGGCACTTGTGGGCCTCATCAACGGCGAGCTTCAACCAGATGTCACGGCAGGTATCCCTGCCTTGGGTCGCTCGTCAGATGTACAGAATCTTCTGCTTGCCTCTCAGGAGGCCGGTGCGGTTCTACCAGTCGCGCAGCTTGACAAGCGCATCAACCCAGAGAAGGTCATGGACATGATCTTTGCAGGGCGCAGCATCGACACCTCAGCACTGTTCTACACACCAGAACAACAACAGGCTAACGCAGAAGCCGCACAGGCAGAAGCAGCGGCTCAACAGAACTTGCTGCAAGCCGGTACGCTGGCACAGCAGGGTGATCAAATCACCCAGACACTTACAGGAGCTTAACCCCGTATGACTACCGCCACCAACGTACCAACCAACGGCTTCGTATCTCCACCAGCAGGCCCCGCCCCAGTTCAAGCACCTGCACAGCAGGACTTTGGAGGCGTGCCACCTGCTGGAAATCCTCCGCGTATGCCGAATGGTAACGCATATGGTGCACCGAACATGCAGCCCGGTTGGGTGCAGAACCCCGGCCAGCCACAAGTGCAGCCCCAGCAACAAGTGCAACAGCAGGCCCCCGCACAGCCACAAGCTACTCAAGATGTCAGCAGCATTGTAGCTATGCTTCAAGCTGCAATGGCAGGCCAGCCACAGCAGGCAACTCAACAGGCGGTAGCCCCGGCACAGCCCCAAGAAGACGCACAACGTCCTGCTTGGATGTCCGAGTCCGCAAACGAGTTCGACGTGAATAAGATCGAAGACCCAATCATCCGCTCGATGGCCTGCGTGCTGCAAGCGGGTGGGAAGGATCTTGACCTTGACCGCGTAATTGGTCGTGCCCTAGCATTCGGAGATGCGTCTCTGATCGACATGAAGTACCTGCAAGAGGCAGG